ATAGAGTCATTATCTTTTTGATCTATAGAGTCATTATCTTTTTGATCTATAGAGTCATTATCTTTTTGATCTATAGAGTCATTATCTTTTTGATCTATAGAGTCATTATCTTTTTGATCTATAAAGTCATTATCTTTTTGATCTATAAAGTCATTATCTTTTTGATCTATAAAGTCATTATCTTTTTGATCTATAAAGTCATTATGTTTTTGAACAAAAAAAGATGATAAATCAAAACATGAGGATCTGTAAATACTGAAAAACATTTTACTGCCTAAGACTCCCATTTTAAACGAAATAAAATTAAATTTTTCAATTGTATCCTACATAACTACAAGTTATTTGCAGAAATTACATTTCTGATGAAAATAGAATGTTTACAATATACAAGACCATCATTTAAAAATGGATTCCCAAATTGGTCACAGTAAAGATTGCAATATTGCAATTTTAAAATAAAACACTTTATACCATTATATAATTTATTTTTATATTGCATAACACTTTCAGATGTTTGCAATATAATGTAATTATTTTTACGTTCTTCATTATTTCCCATATAAATTCCGTATTTATAAAAATCTTCATACTCTTCATTGCTTAATAATTTGTATAAAATACATGGAATATAAAAATGTTGATATTTAATTTTAGTTCCTTGAATACATAAATTTTTAAAATCAACATTTATAATTGTACCATTCATTTCTCTAATAATAGGTTCTAGACCTTTAAAATGTTTTTGTATATTACTATTTTCATCAATAGGATACATTACCCATGGTATCTCATCTTGTGTTCTTAATACTCTACCAACACATTGAATATATAAATATTTTGATTTAATGGAATTAGCTAAGATTAATGTGTCTGATTTGGTTGGATTGGTATAAAAATCTTTACATGCATTCTCTTCATCGAAACCAGTACCCATTTTTCCCATAGTTCCAGTAAGAACTTGACTTTGTTTATAATCATTATTTATTCCATAAAGAGAATCAGCTGATATACCTAAATTTTTAATTGATTCAGTTAATTCATCTATTCCTTCGGTTAGTTTTTGCATTACGATTATCTTTCGATGACTAATATGATTATATATCAATGATAGAATAATATTAAATCTTAATTTATCTTGCAGTAATGATTTTTGAACTGAGGATGGAATTACTTTTCCATTTTTTCTCTCCCAGGTACCCTTTATTCCTGTTTTAATTGCGAAAACATAATGTGGTATTTTAGATGTTATAAAAACACCATGTTCTCCAGAACAAAGTGCTGCCATTTTCCAAAAACTGCTAGCTTCAAAAGTTGCTGACTCAAAGATAATATATTTCGGACTAAATCCAAGAAAAGTTGATTTTTGACTATAGGTGGCGATTGTATGAACTTCATCAATAATCAAGGTTCCGACTTGATATTTAACCTCATCTGGAACATGATTTAATCTCTCATTCATACATAAAATAATATCAAAATTATCTGGCATTTTCTCTTCTCCAACATACCAAACTCGAGCACCTGGTAATACCTTTTTAAATGTTGTTTTCCAACCTTCATAAACCTTTGATTGTTTACAAACCACTATTGCTAAATATAAACATAAAGTAATTAAATAAGTTGCTATGATTGTTTTACCATAACCCGGAGGTAAACCCACTATAACAGATTCTTTTTCCATTAAATATTGTATTATTTCAGGTATAACATTTATTTGATATTCTCTAAAAGTACCTGTAAATTCAGGATATATCTTATTTGGATTATTTGGATCTTTAAAGAATCTTTGTTTATGAAAAGGATTTATACATTTATATCCGTATTTCTTTGCAACAAATGCCGGAACTATAAAGTATTCGTCAGATTTATCCTTCATGAACATAAGCAAACTTCTTGGTTGTGTACCAAGGCCTACTGTAAAATCATCTAACTGTTCAAGGACTACGCATTCGTTAGCAATATTTTCCGCTACTTCGTGTGAAATTGAATTTCTAGAGATCCAAATGGACATTTTTAAAAGTTTTTATGATAGATTTTTTCATCTTAAATGAAAAATTTTAATTAGGTTTTTTAATTAAATGGACTTAATTAATTCTCAAGATAAAACCTTTAACCAAATTCAAGAACATGTAAACATAAAATATATTCAAGAAAATTTAACAACAACATTAGATTCTCAATTAAGAGACTCGTTAACTAAAAAAATAGATAAGGAAGACGAATTATTTCAACTATTTGAAGGATCTGAATGTTTAAATAGTCGGGATATATTCTACGGTGACTCAAATACAGGTTCCGAGTTAGAACCTACAAGAACAAAAGTTTATTTTCAAAGGCTTCACTCTTTAAACCTACCTAATGAAATTAAAAGAAAAATTCAAGATAAAATTTTAACTGCTAAACGAAGAGTTCATATCATAAACGATGAAATGTTATGTGCATATGCTATTAGATCATATTATGAACTTGGTATTCAGTTTGATATATATAAAGTTTATGAAATTTTTGGTATTAATCCATGTAAATCTAATGTAATGGAAATGGTTAGTAATTGCACAACTAAACAAAGTATTATATCAGATGAAAACATTTCAGTAAATGTAATTTCAATAAGACCTTCGGATTATGTCAGACAATTATTAACGGAGTATGTTCTAAAATTTACAATTAGTATGCCTTCTTTTGAACAAATGATTAAAAAAATAGAGTATTTTTCAACTGTACTTACAACTATTTGTCCTATTTTAATGAATAAAACTCCATTAGACACAGCATCAGCTATTTCATATTTTTATATTTTAAAGGGTTCTAATAGTTTACGAAAAGAAATCTTCAGTAAAAAAATCTTTTATTCTTTACAAGGAATTAATAAGGCTAAGTTTGATGAAAGTTTAAAATATATAATTACTTCATTTGAAGAACTTAAAAAATCAAGACCTGAAATCGTTTGCTATATTTATGATTACAGTGTGTAGACAATATATTAATAGATTTTAATATTTATTTTTGTATTTTTAAAACATTACTAAATCTCTAAAAATAAATCTTAAAAGAATTTTTTTAAAAAAGAAATGTCGACTAATAAATCATTGATTAGTGGAATAAAAGGAATAGATTGTTTAACAGGAATAAATTCAATGGCTGTGGTTCATTTATACTATTCAATTTCATCATTAGGTCAAGATTTGAATACAAAAATATTAAGATTAACTTCTGTCTTAAAAAGACTTAACAAAAATATTAATGTAACTGATATGCAATTGAAGCGTTTTATAATCGAAACAAATATAAATCCGGTTCATAATCAAAATACAAATGAAGAAGATTTAGATTCAGAAACTATAACAGATGAATTTAAAATCTTTATTTTAGAAAAATTAAAATCCCTAGAGGATCGGATTTCCTCTGTAGAGAATATTGACAAAAAGAGTTTTAAGAAAAATGAATCTATTAATAATTCATCTTTGTTATTATTTAACAAAGATGAAGGTGAAAAAACTTCCACAATTTGGTAGTAAGAAATCTTATTGTAGACTTTATGATTAAAAAAACTTTTTCTAATTAAAATACTTGAAATAAATTTTGATAAAAAATAATTTTCCGGTCTGAAAAAAATAAAATGAATTTTCTAAAGACAAATTTCTATAAAAAAGATGAATCAACAACAACAGTTTCAATTTCCTCATTTCCCTCAGCAACCGGTATATACAGTACCAATTGTACAAAGTGCACCGGCTGAGCTTCCCGGAGTAGCAGATATTAAAAAGACAATTCGTCGTCTCGCTGAGGCATACATCCATGGTGTTTTTGTCCAGCCTACACAGAATAAAAAGAAGCCAGGAGTTTTTTCGAAATCTGAACCAAAACGTTCAGGTGCTTTAAAGCGTATTGAATCGGATCAATCTAAGACAACGAATGGACTTCTTCCTCAAGGCTTACCTTGGTATTCGAAGTCAACGTATTACCCTGTTCTCAACTTAGTCGGAACTCCAGCAGTTTTGTCCGAATATTTATCTACACGTCTATCTCGTGCTAAGGGTCTTTTTGATACAGATTTGGCACAATGGGTACTTGCTGCACTGTTTAGTACTCTAGGAAACGATTTAACAACAAGTTTGTCTGAAAGTAACTATAGAAATGTTAGCTACGTAAGAGTTCTTCCATTTTTTGAAAATTATAAAAATAAAACCGCAGAGCAACGCACCGTACTTGTAAATGAATTTTACCAATCATTTATTCTTGGGTTTTTTGAGTCGACTGTTGAAGAGGTTAAACAATACATTGCTAATGTTATCCAGCATATTGGTGGTGTTGGAGTTTATAATTTTGATGAAAACACACGTAATAATACTCGTGCTTACATAATGAGTCATTATTTTGAAACTATTAAATCAATCGTTAAAGCAAGTTACGATCGTAACTTGAACCAACAGTTGGTTAGTTTGGGATTCAATGAATATATTGAATTTTCACCAGAACAAAAAATTAAGGATGAAAGTAATGTTGTTACTCTTTTGGAGTTGTCAAATGTTATGAAAAAAGTTGGTATTATTGAGGCTGTATCTGCAGGACTTCCTTCCTGGATTCGTAAAGAAAGTGAATCACAACCAGGAAACTTCAATTATACGGGTCTTCCTTTAAATCAAGATTCTGCATATCTTCTTGGATACTCATATGGTACTAATTGGAAGCCTTGCAAACTTGTTCGTGAAGTTGAAACTGTTCCTGGAGCTGAGAAGAAACGTAACCATAAAGTTCTTACTCTGGAAGGTGTACGTGAAAAAATTTCAAAGAATTTTTCGAAACATTTCGATCAAAAAGATTCAAAGGTTCCTAACAAATATGCTCTTCAAAATCATGAAAAATACATCGACATTAAGGGTTTCGATCAAAAGACAGGTAATGGTCTTCAAATAACAGTTTCAAATGATAATGTTATTCTTCCTTACGTTACTTCAAGTAGTAACATTGCTCAAATCCCATCATCAAGTTCTTTCTTATCTCTTAGTCCATATGATCGATTACAGATTATTCTACCAAATATTGGATATGTTGTTGGTGTTGATGGTAACACCTCGAGAATGAGAGAAATTGTTCAAGAACTTCACCATGTCTTTGGAGTTCATTTTGATCCTAAAAGTATAATCAATACTCTTCCTAAGAAAGCATCAGTCGGTGGAAATATTTTTGGTCAACAACATTTCCAGGCTGCATCTCCACAATTCCAAGCACCTCAATCAAACTTTCCACAATTCCAACAATTCCAACAAGGCCAATCAAACGTCCAACAAGAACAACAAACAAACGCACAACCAGAGAGTATGGTTTTTTAATAAATCAGATATGAAAGTTTAATTTAACGGATAAAAACAAAATATAAATTTATATTTTTCTAAAAATGTCAGAGAGATTCAACGAAGATTTAGAGGTTCCAGAACAAATAGAGAATGAATTAAAACATCAAAAATTACAAAAAAAGCTATCGGTTGATGAAGATTTAAGGGTAGGATTTTACATCCAATCCGTATTTATAGCTTTTATCTTTATTTGGATTTTTCTAGTGGCAATTAATAAACTACACCTTTCTACCGGATCTATAATTCTTTTAATACCAATAGCACTTTTTTGTATTGGTTTTATGAATGCATACCAAATTGCCGATGATGAAATTGAAGACAATGTCTTTTCAACTACATTTGTAACTATAGGTCTTATAGTTTCTATACCTTTAATAACCCTATTTAATAAGGACAAAGAAAATAAACAACTAACACATAATGTTTATTTAGCAATGATTCTAACACTATTTTCTAATTTACATGTTTGGATGGATAAATCAGAAAGACATGCTTGTAGGATAATAAGAAGCTGTTTTGAAACAATGGCAATTTCATTATACGCATATACACTAACAGAATTTTTTTTACCCCTTTAAAAAAAGTCCTTTAAAGATAAAAAAATATAAAATGTTCACCGCGCCAGTGGATAACTATGAAAGGTCGATGGCCACAAGAACTACATCAGATTTGGACTCTGTTTCAAATCATATTGATTTAACACTTACTGAAAATTGCAAATTATATTTTGATTTTACTCATCCTTCATGTGAAAATTATTTTCCACAATTTAATAACCCATTAGCCGCAGAACTTGTTTACGAAAGTGATTTAAATCTTGTTCTTTTGCATCAAATTGTAAAAGATAGGATATATTCCTTAATAAGGAGTGTTTCAATTGATGAAGTTAAGCTAGGTGTAATTAATTTAGAAATGTCATTTTCTTATATAACACCAATAGATCATAGGTTTAATCTTGTTAAAATAAAAGAAATTAATTCACGCATTGATAATATTTTAAAAAGTAATTATTGGGATAGATATTGCAAAGCTGTAATTCCAATTCTTAACAAATACGTTGAAATAATGTCAAATGAATTTAAGGGAAACATATCTTCGGGTTGTAATGTTTCAGTTGATGAATCTAAAATTTCTGAAAGATTAAAATATATTGAGAAATACATTGATGCTATTATAGATCTTAATATATTAAAAGTAAAAATTACTAGAAAGAATAAAGTTGAGAATTTATGTCCTGGATGTTTAAAAAGTTTTGATTCCAGCAATTCTTCAACAGATGAAGGTAGATTTTCATGTAAGTGTGGATTTACAGATAATAACATAAGTCATTCCACAGAATATAGTGATCTAAATAAATTAGCTCCACAGGTAACAGGAAATAGTAAGCATATTAAAACATTTACAGATTGGTTAGACAAATTTTTATGTAGGTCTGGAGACTCATATCCACAAGAAGAAATGTTTAGAAAATTTGACGAGTTTTCATTAAGAAATAACTATCCTAACAGGTATTATGTTTTATCTGGATTAATTTCACAACCAGATTTGTCTGTTATAATTAGTCTTCTTCAAAATCATCAATATTCACACTATTATACAATAAAAAATACTATCAGAAGAGATTATTTTGGTTGGAAGGTTCCAGAAATTACTTCACTACAAGAAAGTAAAGCATTAGAACTTTACTTGAATATTCAAGAAAAATTTCCCGAATTCAGGGGAGATGAAAGAAAAACAAATATTAATGGAGAAATAATTGGATATACAGTTTTAATAATGGTTGGTGTCGCTATAAGTAGTTCTGATTTTAAAATTCCTATAAATTCTGATACTAGAGCTTATTCTAAAGATACACTTTTTAATATTCTTCTATCATTAGGATATGATAGAATGTCAATTCCAGAAATGGATTATTAAAATAAGTACAATTGTACTTATTTGTCAAAAATCTCATTTGTAAAAGTATTACAAAAAAATTCACAACTTTATTAAAACTTCGTTTATTCTATTATTTTATATCTTCATAAAATAATATAAAATAATAGAATAAACGAAGTTTTAATAAAGTTGTTAATCTATTATCTGATAACAAAAAGATGTAAAAATTATTAAAAATTATTAAAAATGGGGTCAAAAATTTTATTTTTTGACCTTCGCGTATGTTTTCAAGGCGTCCTGAGTACAGTTAGACCTACTACTTCGGGGGTCAAAAATAGGGTCTCCCCATAGCTATAGGCGATGTTTTTCGGAGAAATTTTTTGTTCA